AGCCAGTCACATATGTTGCGAGAAAAGACGAGGAAGGACTTTCGGACAAGGTCGCAAAGCTTAACGATTTCCTTTACAGGAGCGGCAAGCAGACTGCGGACAACAAACTTGTGGACTGGTTCCATACAGTCGGAAAGGCAGACCTCTTCGTCCGCTCAAACGATGATCCCGATGTTCCGTTCAAGGCATATGCGCTCGACCCAAGGTCGGCATTCGTTGCCAAGTCGCTTACTCCCGAAGCCTACCCCGTCTACGGTGGCTACTCGGTAAAAAGAGGAGATCAGATCTTCATCAGCGTTTGGGACAGAAACTGGGTCATCACCTTAAAGGGTGCGGACTCGACTCCTTATGCCACCGAACTTCCCGAACACGCAGTATTCGCTTCCGAGATAATCAGCATCGAGCCGAATCCGCTCGGCTTCGTTCCCATCATCGAGTACTACTACAACTCCGTGATGATGAGCGCGTTTGAACAGGCCATTCCCCTGATCGATGCCATAAACCTTCTTCAGTCCGACAGGCTTGATGCGACCGAACAGGCGATACAGAGCCTTCTCGTCTTCTACAACTGCGAACTGGGCGAAGACGAGAACGGAAAAACAATAACTCCGGCGATGGTAAGAGCAAGCGGTGCGCTGTTCCTAAAGTCCGTGGGCGACAACAGAGCGGACTTAAAGGAGATCATCACGAACCTGGACCAGTCGCAGAGTCAGGTCTTCATAGACAACCTCTACGAACAGATACTGTCCATCTGCGCAATGCCCATGACAGGCCACAGCAGTCACAACGCAGCGACAGGAAATGCGGCTCTCATCCTCGATTCGTGGTATCAGGCAGACACCGCTGCCCGAAATACTGAAGACCTCTTCAAGGAGTCCAATGCGTACTTTGACGAGATAATCCTTCACATACTTCGTGAGAAGAACATCCTGGACCTTGATGCGACTGACATAACCCTTCAGTTCGTCCGCAACGAAACGGCGAACATCCAGTCCAAGGCACAGGCTGCACAGATACTGCTTTCAATGGGTATGCACCCCGAACTTGCGCTCGGCAAGAGCGGAGTAAGCAATGACCCGGTAGCCGATGTGAAGATGTCCGATAAGTACCTGAAGATGATTTGGGGCGATCCCGATAAGGTCGATGAGACCGAAGAGCAAGGAAACGGACAGGGCGAGGCGGTAATACTCGAGCGGTCGGTTTCCGAAGGCGATGTAGGCGGAGCGGTATGAAAAAGCTGACCATCATTACCCCGGTATTCAATCAGGAAGAACTCATCCTGAAAGCACTCGATTCGGTGCCGAGAAGAGGCGATATCGAAGTCCTCATCTACGATGATGCAAGCACCGACAATACCAGGGCAAATGTCAGGAAGTACATCGAAGAGCATCCCGAACTGGACATAAAGCTATTCTTCGGAGACGAAAACAGGGGCGTGGGGTACGCGAGAAATGTGCTTTTGGACAACGCGTCAGGCGAGTACATACATTGCCTCGACTCCGATGACACCCTTGTCACCGACAAGTACCTGAAGGCGATGAAATATCTTGATGGGACTGACATGGTCTACATCAATCTGCTGATAAACAGCGGACGGATATTCGCTCTTAACGAACTTTCCAAGCACGATTTCTGCGCCGGAACTGCGAGATTTGTACGAAGAGAGTTCCTTGCGGACACGAGATGCCCGGATATCAGAGCCGGAGAAGACTGGCACCTTAACGAAAGGCTTCTTGCCAAGCACCCGACTGAACTCTTCACGGGTATCACGGCATACAGATACAACTATCCGAGAGAAGGCAGCCTGTACGATCTTTTGAGGAAGGGAAAGCTGAAAGTATGAAAAATGTCTTTTACTTCTACCACATACACAAGATAGGCGGAATCGAGACATTTTACTACAATCTTGCCCTTAAATACGGCAAAGACCACGACATAACGATCCTTTACCAGGACGGAGACCTTGAGCAGATAGCAAGGCTTTCGGACTATGTCAGGGTCAAAAAGTACACAGGGCAGCACATTAAGTGCGAGAAGGCTTTCTTCAACTTCAACCTTGAGGCGATAGACACCATCGAGGCTGACGAATATATCCAGCTTATCCACGGCGACTACAAGTCGATGGGCATTATGCCTAGAAGGGATAAGCGCATAACTAAATACATAGGGGTCTCACAGAATGCCTGTGATGCCTTCCACGAACTTACAGGCGAAGAGGTCGAACTGTGCTACAACCCCACAAGACCCTTGAAAAAGAAGACCAGGAAGATAATACGCCTTGTCAGCATGATGCGGATAGATCCGATGAAGGGATTTAACCGAATGCAGCTGTTCATGGACAAGCTGAACGCTGCCGGAGTGGACTGGCATTGGACGATATACGCCGACCAAAAGCTTGCCTACAGCAATCCGAGGATGGAATTCAGAGATGCGACCCTGGATGTCGAAACCGCTTTAGGCGATGCCGACTACCTGGTGCAGCTTTCGGACTCCGAAGGCTACGGCTACTCGGTTGTAGAGGCGCTTCAGATGGAAGTCCCGGTCATCGTGACCGACATCCCGGTTTTAAAGGAACTGGGAGTAAAGGACGGAGTCAACGCATTCATCGTAGACCACGCCCTTACGAACATACCGATCGCAAAGATAGTCAAGGGGCTTGGCAAGTTCACATATGTTCCGCCCGAAGACGGATGGGGAAAGCTTCTTGCTCCGGGCAAATCGACTTATCTTGAGCAGATGAAGAAGATGGTCAGCGTAAGAGTAAGGTCGCTCTACTTCGACATGGTGCTTCAGAGGGAGTCCATTCCCGGCGAGATACTCAAAGTCGATGCCAAAAGAGCGATGATGCTTACTGGAAGAGGTCTGTGCGAGTATGTAGACCCCAAGGACAAAGCAGATGCCATTTGATGAACTCAACATACTTGAAGCGACCATAGACGCAATAAAAGAAGCTTCGCCCGAAGAACTGAAGCGAAACAAAGACTACTTCATTGACGAAGTCACGGAGTTCTTCATCCTGTCCTATGTCTACGGATCAGCAGAGGCCGCAAGGCAGCTGAATACCGAGATAACGCCGGACGGAGACGCCATAGATCAGGCTCTCGGAAAGCGCATAGAGGACAAGAACTACAAAGACAGACTGAACGAATACTTCGAATCCGGCACCGCTGCCGATATCAACCGAGTCCTTGAGACCGATATGCACAGGATGTTCAACACCGGGCTTTGGGACAGCGCGATAAAAGGCGGAGCAACAAAGAAGACCTGGCAGACCATGAAGGATGAGCGCGTCCGAGACACCCATCAATATCTTCAGGGCGTGACCATACCGATAGATGCGGAGTTCTACAGTTTTAGGGGCGGCAAGACCCTTTACCCCGGACAATGGGGGATAGCCGAGGAAGACTGTAATTGCAGATGCTGGGTGACATTCAGTAAATGAGCGGAAGACTTGAGATAACCACACACATCGGCTGTCCGATGAACTGCACGGACTGCCCACAAGGGCTGCTGATGTCGAAATACAAAGGCCGAAAGACCCTGGACCTTGAAGATTACAAAAGAGCGATAAACAAAGTCCCCGAAGATGTCCGAATAGACTTTTCGGGAATGTGCGAACCTTTTGCCAACAAAAACTGTTCGTACATGGTCGCTTACGCAGCCGCAAAAGGGCATCTGCTTGCGCTTTATACCACGCTTCAGGGAGCGACCGAAGAAGACTACAGGATGCTTAAAAACATCTCGTTTGAGGTGGTGACGATACATCTGCCCGACAGAGATGGTCGCTCAACCTTCCGCATCACGGACGAATACCTGAAGGTTCTTTCAGAGTGGAAAGCGGACTACTATTCGTGCCACGGCACGATAGATGAAAGAGTTCTGCCGTACATAGACCCAAAAGTCCAAGTCATCACCGATATGCATGACAGGGCGGGAAATGTGGAGTGCAGACCGCACAGAGCGTTAGATCCGAATGCTCCGATATACTGCATCACTTCGGGAAAGGCGCTAAACCACAATGTCCTTCTTCCTGACGGAACGGTGCTGATGTGCTGCATGGACTACGGAATGGTCGGAGTGCTTGGCAATCTGTTCGAGGAAAGCTACGAAACGATCCTCGCCTCACCGAAAGCAAACTGGCTTCGGGAAGCATTCAATGGGGGAGAGAGCATATGCAGACATTGCTCGAATGCGATGCAGATTTAAGCGTAATAGTGCCAGTCTACAACCTTGAGAGGTATATCTCTCCGCTGCTTGATTCGCTTAAAAAGCAAGACCTCAAGGACTACGCAGTCGAGTACATCTTCGTGATAAACAACTGCACGGATAAAAGTGAGGCCGTCATAAGGAACAGCGGACTGGGGTGCAAGATCATCTACTGCGAAAAGCAGGGATGCGGATGTGCAAGGAATGCCGGATTTGAAATAGCAAAGGGCAGATACATATGGTTTTTGGACGGAGATGACTGGCTGCTGTCTGACACGGCTATATCCGATGTTCTAGACAGAGCCTACGCGCAAGACCTGGACATTCTGTTCATACCGCTGACAAGCAACGGATTCAAAGTCAAGTACTTCTCGATGGTACCGCAGTATCTGCTTAAAAAGCAGTTCGTAGAGGAGTTCAGGTTCCCGGCAATAATGCCGAGTGAGGACGATGCATATATGCTCGAAGTCCTCAAAAAAGTCGGAAAGGACAGGCACTCATACCTGACACTTCCGAGCATGGAAAAACCATTGTACTTTTACAACTATCCTCGTGAAGGAAGCGTAATGTACAACCACTACCAAGGCAAGTTATAGCTTTATAGCTTGGCAATAAACATAGGGCAGGGAAGCCCTTTACCAATCGCAAAAGTCCAGGGAAGGACTTTAATACCGCACCAAGGAGGAAAAAACGATGGCAGATGAAAAAATCGCACAGGCTGAACAGCCTAAACCCGAACAGCCTAAAGTTCCCTCGATCGAGGAACTCCAGGCGGAAAACGAGAAGCTGAAGAAAGCTATCTCGGCAAGCAACGCTGATGCCGCCAAGCACAAAAGAGAAGCCGAAGACTGGCAAAGCAAATACAAGTCCACGCTTGACGAGCAGAAGAAGAAAGAGTTTGAGGCTGAAGAGACCTTAAAAAGGCTCACCGCCGAAAATGAGCAGTTCAAAGCCGAAAAGAGAGTCAGCACCTACACGGCAAAGCTGATGGGCGCCGGATTCGATCAGGCTACCGCTTCCACAATGGCATCTTGTCTGCCGGAAGGAATCCCCGACAGCTTCTTTGAAGGTCAGAAAGCCTTCCTTGAGGCACAGAAACAGGCGCTAAAAACGCAATCCCTTAACTCACAACCGAATCTCCCTGTAGGGGCGGCTCCATCCGCAAACGATGCGACAGCCGCACAGGAAAAACAGCTTCGGGCGAGATTCGGGCTTTAAACGAAAGGAAACCACAAAATGGCAACTACAGTTGTAATGCCCCCGAGCAACAGCGTTGCTCTCGTAACCAAGTATCTGCCTCTTCTCGATGAGCAGTACAAGAGATTTTCTCTCACCTCTATGTTCGATACCGCCAATGCCGAATTCGTTGGCGCGAACGCAGTAAAGCTTTTCACCTACAGTTCCGTAGGAATGGCTGACTATGACCGCAACGCTGGTTATGTAACTGGCGACATCACCGCTGCATGGGAGACCTTCACCATCAGCCAGGATCGCGGACGCAGCTTCAATGTTGACAGCATGGACCAGGACGAGACTCTTAATGTTCTGCTTCCGGCAGTCCTCTCCGAGGAAAACAGGCTCCACATTATACCCGAAGTCGATGCTTACCGCTTCGCCAAGTGGGCAGGCACCGCCAACATCGGCGCAGCCTCTGCTGACATCGTTCCGGGAACTACCGATGTACCCAGCCTCATCGATGCAGCCGAAGCTTCCATGGACAACGAGGAAGTCCCCTATGAGGGCAGAATCCTCTTCGTTTCCCCGAAGTGCTATCAGGGTCTCAAAGAGAAGATCGAGCGCAGAATCATCAACAGCGAAGACAATGTCAACACCAATGTTGAGTTCTACGATGACATGAGAGTCATCCGCGTACCGCAGAGCAGATTCTCCACCGCCATCACCCTCGCACAGCCGACCACAGCCGCAGGAGACGGCGGATACACCGCTTCCGGCTATGACATCAACTTCATGATCGTACATCCGTCCGCTATCCTTCAGGTAATGAAGCACAAGATCATCCGTGTCTTCAGCCCCGAGCAGAATATCGAGGCCGATGGCTATCGCGTCAATGCGAGATACTATCATGACACTTGGGTCAAGAATCAGAAGGTCAAGGGTATCTACTGCCACAGAGCAGCCACTTCCGCCTAGTAGTTAACAGTTGAGGTAACAGCGATGACTCAAGTCGAAAAAATATCCATAGTAAAAGCCCTTGTAGGCAATAGCCCAACAGCGACTGATGAACTCATCGCTGTTTACCTTGACGATGCCGCTGAAGCAATTCTCAACCGCAGATACCCCTTCGGAATGCCCGAAGGTGCGACTGTTCCTTCGGTCTACGAAAGAGCGCAATGCAAGCTTGCCTCAAGGTATTTCCTTCGCATGGGAGCCGAAGGCGAGAAGGCGCACAACGAGGACGGAGTAAACCGCACCTACGGAAGTGTTAACGATGAGGACATCCTTATGGAAGTCATCCAGGTAGCAAAGGTGGGCTAGATGAGACTGCTTGAGCGCAACAAACAAACGATCTACTACAGAAATTACGAAGGGATGCAACCGATTATGGAC